GGATCTGGTAAATCATTTTCTGTAAACCTCTTATTAGTTCTTCTTACTTATGAAGCTGGACATACTATTCTATTTACTCGTTATACTTTATCTTCTACTTATATTTCTATTATTCCTGAATTTATTGAAAAAATAGAGATGCTTAAAAAGTATGATGACTTTCATATCACAAAAGATGAAATAAGAAATAAGCGTTCAGGAAGCAAGATAATATTCAAAGGGATAAAAACTTCAAGTGGTGATCAAACAGCTAATCTAAAGTCATTACAAGGCGTTACAACATTTGTATTAGATGAAGCAGAAGAACTAACTAATGAAGATACATTTGACAAGATAGATTTATCAGTAAGACAATTAGGTAAACACAATAGGGTAATACTAATATTGAATCCTGCAACTAAAGAACATTGGATCTATAAAAGATTCTTTGAAGATAAAGGAATACAAGAAAGTATAAACACAACTAAAGATAATGTTACATACATTCACACAACTTATAAAGACAATATTGAAAACCTTTCAGAAAGCTATTTAAACCAAATAGAAAACATTAAACAACGCAGACCACAAAAATACAAAACCCAAATAATGGGAGGGTGGCTTGATAAAGCAGAAGGTGTAATATTTACTAACTGGCAAATAGGTAAATTTAAAAAAGTAGGTGTTAGTGTATTTGGTCAAGATTATGGGTTTAACGATCCAAACACATTAGTAGAAACTAATATAGATACTACAAGAAAGATTATTTATTTAAAAGAATGCTTTTACTTAAACGGATTAACAACAACAGAAATAGCACGTTTGAATATGAAACACGCTACAGATAATTTAATAATTGGAGATGCAGCAGAAAAAAGATTAATCTATGAACTCAAACAAAAAGGATCTAATATAGTTTCTTCAATTAAAGGAGCAGGATCTATAACCTATGGGATCAGCTTATTACAAGACTATGATTTAATAGTAGACGAACAAAGTATAAATTTAATAAAAGAACTAAACAACTATAGTTGGCTTGAAAAGAAATCAAACACACCTATTGATAAATATAACCATTTAATAGATGCTATTAGATATGCAGTAAGCTACCAGCTACAGAACCCCAATAGGGGCAAATACTATATACAATAATGGAATGTAAAAAATGCAAACAGACAATGACTATATATTCAGGCAAAGATAATAAAGACTACTACTACTGTAGAGAATGTGATATTATTGAATACGAATAAACTTTATTAACAGATTTGTTATTTATTTTGTATATTGCATATATGAAGTTAACAGAAGAACAAATTGAATTAGCAGAAACAGAACATACGTTTATGTTGATATTTGAACCTAACTCAAGAAGATATAGTAAGAAATTATGGAACTTATATAAAATACAAGTATGGGTTACTTATAAAGATGGTAGGTTTTATAAAGCTGATAATAAAGGCTGGATATAAATAACTTATTAAATATTTTGTTAATTAAATATATTGTATTATATTAGCTGTATAATTGCAATGAAGCAGTTATATAAACAAAACAAAATGAACAAAATTAAATTTACTTATGATTCAAAGACTATATTAATTAAAAAAGATAATGAAATAAGAGAAGATATAGAAACTTGTAAAAATATATTGTCAGATTTAGAAAAATTAATTAGTGATAGAGAAAAGCAAGATGCTGAAAACCAACAATGGTGGGATGATAGAAAAAAGTTTACTAATGATTGGATGAATTTAATAGATAAATTAAACGATAAATTAATAGAAAAAAATAAATTAACTTAACAGGGGGGTCGACAAAAAAATCAAGGTGGATAGCTATAAGGTGTACAACTTTTAACCATTTCAACGGGGCAGGAGAGCCAAAACAGACCCTCCAATATTAAAATAAATATGGAACAACAAGAACTTATAAAATTTATTAGATTTTTAGCAAGTAGTTTAATTTGCTTTTGCATTATATTATTCTGCTTAACCTTTGCAATTATTTTTTTATTTGCAACTGTAGATATACTTCATCAAGCGTATAATCATTTTATACTTCCTTATGAATTATAATAGATCAAAGTTTTTACACAACTTAAATAAGACAAAAAGAATAAAATCATTTAATAGAAATAAAGATGAAAAAAAGACAATACAGATCAAATCAGGGTCGTAACCCTAAAAGTGAAGAAGCTATGTTTAAAGCTATTAAAATAGCATTCATAGCATTAATAACAGTAACATTAATTCAAATCATATTATGAAACATTATTACGAAGTAGACGGACAGCGTAGATATTACATTGCAAAGAAAATATCTAAAAAAGAAAACAAAGAATCATTCTTAAAAATATTAGGTTATTCAGCTGTTGGCTGGGCTGTATTTTATGTGGCTATGTTTTTTTTCTTACATTTGTTAGAAACAATAGTATGAGAAACAAAATGCAGAACTTACAGGATTTAGAATACACTAACAACGCAATACTACTTGGTGAACTTATAAACAAGTGGGTAAAATCTAAACCAAAGAATGTAGAACTATTAAGATTCCAACAAGCGTTTATAGACAATTCAATTTATGTAGCAGGATTACAAAATGATTTAACAGCTTGTAAAATGGCTAATAGTGATTACAGGGAACAAAAGAACCAAGCCTTGTATGATTTAGAATTAATTAAAGAAGAAGTAAAATATTACGATGAATAACCATTGGCTTTATGCCACACTTCCAGAAGATGAACCACAACACAAATGTATTGAATGTGAAAGACCAATACATAAAGAAGGGTATTGTAGTCATCAATGCGAATATATAGATTAATAATTTTGTTTTGTTTAAGTCGAAAAAGGGTGTTAGAAATAGCACCTTTTTTTTTATACTAAAATTCTAATTTAATTACGTTATATAAGTATGAAAGCTAATATTAACGTACCTACTGAACTTAATGAAATTACATTAAAGCAATATCAGAAGTTCCTAAAAGTACAAGATAGCAAACAGAACAACACTTTTTTACAAACTAAAATGATAGAAATATTTTGCAATGTTAAAATGCAAGATGCCTTAAATATAAAGCTATCAGATGCAGATCGTATAGCAAGTTTAATATCTGAAATGTTTGAACAGAAGCCAGATCTTGTAAAAAGTTTCTGGTTAAATAATGTTGAATACGGATTTGTTCCTGATCTTGATGAAATAACATTAGGTGAATATATTGACCTTGACACTTATATGGGTGAATGGGAAAATATACAAATAGCAATGAATGTATTATACAGACCTATAAAACAGAAGTTAGGGGAAAAATATTTAATAGAAGAATACGATCCAGATACAAAAGACAAATTAATTAATATGCCTATGGATGCAGTATTTGGTTCTATTATTTTTTTTTATCGTTTAGGGATCGAATTATCGAAAACTATGATGAATTATTTGGAGAACGAGGGGGGGAATCTACAAGTTCAAGGGCTGGATTTTCTAAAAAATGGGGATGGTATTCAAGCCTTTACGGACTCGCTGGAGGAGATATTACAAGATTTGAAGATATCACCAAATTAGAAATGCATAAGTGTTTAATGATGTTAGCATTTATGAAAGACAAAAACGAATTAGAATCAAAACAAATAAAAAGTAAATTCAAATGAGCCAACAAGGAATAAGGGGTTTTTATCAATTAACTGAAACTATAAAAGACAAGCTACTTGCAGACGTTAATTGCAATACTGTAACAACAGGAGATATATACGATGTAAATTTAAACAAGCAAGACATATTTCCTTTAGCACATATTATAGTAAACAACGTAATACAACAAGAACAAACATTGACTTTTAACATAAGCATCTTGGCTATGGATATTGTAGATCAATCTAAAAGTGAAACAACGGATATATTTACAGGGAACAATAACGAACAAGATATTCTTAATACACAACTGGCAGTATTAAACAAAGTAATACAAAGTTTAAGAATGGGAACATTACACCAAGACAAATACCAATTAGATAGTCCAGTAAGTTGTGAACCATTTTACGATAGGTTTGAAAACCAATTAGCAGGATGGACTGCAACTATGGATATATTAATTTACAATGACATAAACATCTGTTAATGAATTTTCAGAATATAAATAAAGCATTAAATGATTTTGGCAAGTACGTTGTACAGCAGTCAAGATCACGTTTAACAAAAGGAAATCAAGGTGGTGGTGCTTTATATGATTCTATTAGATACACATTAGATGAAGAACAGAAAGGATTTATACTTGACTTCTATATGGAAGATTACGGTAAGTTCCAAGATCAAGGTGTTAAGGGTGCAAATCCAAGTTTAATTAAAGGTGGTAAACAAAAAGCACCAACAAGTAAGTTTAGCTATAAGCAAAAGATGCCACCAATGCAACCATTAAGAAATTGGGCGCAAAGTAAGAATATAAGATTTAGAGATAAAGAAGGCAAATTTAAAAAGGGCAGTTATAAGAGTATGGCATTTGTATTACAAAGAAGTATATACGCACAAGGTTTTAAACCTACATACTTTTTTACTAAACCATTTGAAGCTGCATTTAAAAGATTACCAGAAGAATTAATAAAAGATTTTATGTTAGACATAGAAAAAGGAATAATATTAGGAACTAAAAAATAAACAATGGCAGCAATAGCATTAAGAAGCCCACAATATAAAACAGCATTAGCAGATACTGGAACACCATTATCAGCAAAAATTACTATTAGTATAGATGGCACAATAGAATATACATTAGTAAAACTTACTTCTTTAAATCAAAATATGCTTTGGGAAATATCTCAACTATGTAGGGATTTTATAAACATAACATTTGATGGTAGTTATGTAGGAGAAACATTAGCTATTATTTCTACTTTAACTTCACACGCTTCAACAGATGGAACTGGAACTGCTTTAACAACAGATACATTTACAGACGTAGGTTATGATGGTTATGGAACTTTTATGGAAGGTTCTAATCCAACAGTACCTTTTGGTAGTAGACCAACGTGGCTTATAAGTGGAGATCCTAATCATACGGGTATTAATGATGAATACTATATTTATGTTCCTAACAATGCAGCAGGGTCTATTCCTTATATAATTGCAAACGAAAGTATGGGCTATCAAAGTTATAATACAACACAATATGAAATAACAGGTAGTCCAGCAGGTGTTAAAATGAATATAAATAGAATTGATTGTACAAAATATGGAGATGGTCATAAAATTACATTTGTAAATAAATATGGTGCATTACAAGATTTATGGTTCTTTTTAAAATCTGTAAACACAACTAATAAAAAACAAGAACAATTTCAAAGAGTTGTTATTAATACAGCAGGAGTTTATAGCCCTTATGTACATACTAAACAAGATTATAATACAGTTGCAAACACAAGCATAACATTAAGTAGTGGATATTATCCTGAATGGGCTAACCAATGGTTTGAGCAATTACTATTGTCAGAACAAGTTTGGCTTACAAGACTTGACCCAACCAATCCTAATTCAACACAATATGTTCCAGTCAATGTAAAGAAAAATAGTATGATACAAAAAACATCATTAAATGAAAGGTTAATAGATTACACATTTGATTTTGATATGTCATTTGATTACATAAACAACATTAGATAATGCAAAAACTTCAACTATATATTAGTGATCAAAGAATTGATTTATTTAAAGACGAACAGGTATCATTTAACCAGTCTATACAAAACATTAAAGATCCTGCAAAGATATTTACTGAATTTACTCAAACATTTACAATTCCAGCTTCAAAAGCTAATAATCAAGTATTTGAACACTATTATAATTTTAATATCGTAGGGGGTTTTGATGCAAGAAACAAAGTAGACGCAAACATAGAACTTAATAACGTAGCTTTTAAGCAAGGTTATGCAAGGCTTGAAGGTGTTGATATGAAACTAAATAAAGTGTACGCATATCGTATTACATTCTTTGGTCAAACTGTAAACATAAAAGATATATTAAGAGAAGATAAATTAGGAAATTTAAGTGATTTAAATCAATACAATTTAAACTATGATGCTGCTACTGTAAAAGCAAGATTACAAAGTGCATCTGGTGCAATATTATGCCCTCTTATAACTTCTGGTGCGAGTGGAGAAGAATCAAGATTATTTTATAATAGTAATAATTCAGCACATACAGATAATACAGGCAACTTATATTATCATACAGGATCAAGTAATGATCACGGTGTTTTATATTCAGATTTAAAATATGCTATAAGACTTTATGAAATAGTAGAAGCTATCAAAGTTACCTATCCATCTTTAGTGTTTACAGATGATTTTTTTAGTACAAGCAATGCAGAATTTTACAATCTTCATATGTGGCTACATAGAAAGAAAGGGAGTGTAGCTCCTGCATCACAAGTAACTACATTTCCTACTTTAGTAGATGGTTTTGGAATACCAACCCCAAGTAATGAAACAGGAATGATTAATGGGTCTGGTTTACAAATATTCGGTACTGCATTACCGACAATACAACAACAATTAACATTAACACCTGCTAATAATACTACTGAATATGATGTAATAATAAACCGAAATGGTACTGTATGGTTTACAAGGTCTAATTTAACTGGTCAACAAGTATTTGATGCAAGTGATATGACTAATATGGATGCTGCAACATATACAATAGTAATACAAACTACTACTACGCTTGACTTTAATTTAGTTAGGTGGGATTTGTCAGGATATTTTCAAGGAGCAGGTTCAGGGTGGTCTGAATTTTGGGAAACAACAGTTTTTAGTGCAAGTGCTACATTTCAATTTGTTATTACAGAACAAATACCTGATATGAAGATTATAGATTTTCTAACAGGAATATTTAGAATGTTTAATTTAACTGCTTTTTATGTAAGTAATAGACAAGATGCAGATTATGGTAAAATAAAAGTACAAAAATTAGATGATTTTTATCTTGCAGGAACAAGTTATGATATAAGTGAATATGTAGATACAAATACAAGTCAAGTAAATGTAGCATTACCATATAAAGAAATATCATTTAGCTATGAAGGAACAGGAACACTACTTGCTTTACAATACGAACAGTTACAAGGCAAGTCTTGGGGTGCAGAAAAATTTACAGGAAACGCAACAGTAGGCAATAACTTTGATGCACCAAATCCAACATATAAAGTAACGCTACCTTTTGAGCATATACAAATGGAACGTCTTGTGAATGTTAATCCTAATTTAGCTCCACCTCCAATAACAACAATACAATATGGTTATTTTGTTGATGATAATTTAGAAGCATATTTTGGTAAGCCTTTAATATTTTATCCTATTTTACAAACAAGTGGAACAGAAATATCATTTAGAGATTCTGCAACAACACATTCCCCTTTAACTTCTTATTTTGTTCCAAGTAATAGTTTAAGTTTGAGTTCTGCTACAAGTACAATTAATACTAACTTTTATTTAGAAGTAAACGAATATAGTTTAGATACAACTTTTACAGGTACTTTATTTGAAGAACATTATTTAGAATACATACAAGATATTTTTAATAGTAAAAGAAGATTAACAAAATTAAAAGCATATTTACCTTTAAAGATTATTTACAATATTAATATGAATGACAAGGTAGTTATTAATAATCAAGGTTATTTAATAAACAACTTAACTACTAATTTAAATACAGGTGAAAGTTCAATGGAATTATTGAATGATGATACTACTAATTTTTTAACACTAACAAATATTGGACTTTTTGGAAGTCAAACTAATACTTATTTCTATTCAAGTTTAATTGGTAATGCAGAAAATTTAGCAATAGGAAATGTTATATATACTAATAGTGCGTTAACAACAACATTGTCTGCAGGAACATATTATCAAGATGCTTCAAGTGCAAGTACAACACATTGTTCACAAAGTGGTTATATAATGACTATGGTTATCAATTCATCTGGGGTAATAACTGCAATTGGTTGTTACCTACCTTAAAATAAAATTATGATAAAAAATATATTAGAATTATTAAAAGTAGTAGATGGAGAAACTGAAACAATTAGAATTGCACAAGGCAAATATAAATTAGCCGAAACCTTTAAAGAAGGATTTAAACAAATTAAACAAGAAATAAAATGGCAGAAGTAATACAAGTTCAGTTAGATATAGAAACTAAAAAGGCTCAAAAAGGTGTAGACAACCTAACAGACGAAATAGTTAATCTAAACAAAGAAGTAGCACAAGGAAATAAAGAAACAGCTAAAAGTTTGAAAGGTGTTGAAAAAGCATCTGATAAAACTGCAGGAGGTGTTAAGAAAATAGGTGGTGCATTAAAAGCATTAGGTATTGGGCTTATTATAGCTGGGTTTGCAAAGTTTGTAGAAGTGTTAAATGAAAATCAAAAGGTAGCTGACTTTTTTTCTATTACGTTTGAAGCATTATCATTAGCATTTAATGATTTTTTTAATTTTATATTATCTAATACTGGTGCAATAACTAACTTTTTTAAAGCAGCCTTTGATGATCCTGTTCAAAATTTTATTGACTTTGGTATTGCAATAAAAGAAAATGTTATTGAAAGAATACAATCCACAATAGACACGTTAGGTTTTTTAGCAGAAGCAGTAGTTAAAGTATTCAAAGGAGATTTTGCTGGTGCATTAGATGCAGCTAAAAATGCAGGTAAAGAATTAGTAGACGTTGTAACAGGTGTTGACGATTCATTTGATAAAACTGCTGAAGTTGTTACAAAAGTTGCTACTGCAACATCCAATTATGTAAAAGAAACAATTAAAGGTGCAACAGAAAATGTTAATCTTGCTAAAACAGCAGAATTAGCTGCAGTTGCTAATCAAGGTTTAATTGAAAAATATGATCTACAAGCAGAAAAATTAAGACAAGTAAGAGATGAAGAAAGAAATACTATAGCAGATCGTAAAAAAGCAAATGATGAATTAAATGCAGTATTAGACGAACAAGAAAAAACAATGTTAGCTAATGCAAATGCTATACTTAATGCAGCACAAGCACAATTTGATAAAAATGGTAATGATGAAAATCAAATAGCTTTATTAGAAGCACAAAATGAATTGTTAGCAGTACAAGCACAAGTAGCAGGTTTTAGATCAGAACAAAAAGCAAATGATTTAGCATTAGATAGAGAACAAAAGGAATTGAATCAATCTATAAGTGATGCCGAAGCAGAAAGAAATAAAGCACAATCTGAATTTGTTGCAGAACAAATAGAAAACGATTATTTAAAATTACAAGCACAATTAGATATAGCAGAAAAAGAAGGAGAAATAGAATCAAAAAGATTAGAAGAAAAAAGGAATCAATACCAACAAGGAACACAAGCCTATGTAGATGCTAACAATGAACTATTAGCATACCAACAAGAAAACGCTAATACACAAGTTCAAATAGAAAAAGATTTAAATAAAAACAAAAAACAATTAACTACACAAGCCTTAACTGATATGGCTACTATTGTAGGTAAAAACTCAAAGTTTGGTAAAGCAATAGCAATAGTACAAGCTATTAGAGATACTTATGCAGGTGCAAACAAAGCATTAGCACAAGGTGGTATATTCGGATTCATAGGTGCAGCAGCAGTAATTGCAGGAGGTATTGCAAACGTAAAAACAATAACATCAACACCAGAACCAACACCACCATCAGGAGCATCAGTAGGTGGGAGTGGATCAGTACCTGCTATGCCATCAGCACCACCTGCATTTAATGTAGTAGGTCAAGGTGAAACAAGTCAATTAGCAGATGCAATAGGGGGTCAAGCAAATGAACCTGTAAGAGCATACGTTGTAAGCAATGATGTAACAACTGCACAAGGGCTTGAAAGAAATATTGTAGAAGGTGCAACAATATAAATGCAAAATTATTAATTAAATACGTTATATAGTATATGAAAATAGTCGAATTAATTTTAGATGAAGATCAAGATGCTTCTGGAATCGAAGCAATATCAATAGTCGAAAATCCAGCTATTGAAGAAGATTTTATTGCACTTAAAAGTGATGAAATTAAATTAGCAGAAGTTTCAAAAGAAAAAAAAATATTAATGGGGGCTTTACTAATCCCAAATAAGCCTATATATCGCAAAAATGGTGAAGATGAATATTATATATACTTCTCTAAAGATACAGTCTTAAAAGCCTCCCAAATGTACTTAACTAAAGGCAATCAAAACAATTCAACATTAGAGCACCAACATTCATTAAGTGGTTTAAGTTTGGTAGAATCTTGGTTAGTTGAAGATGAAGTTCACGACAAGTCAAGAAAGTATGGTATGAATGTACCAGTAGGAACTTGGATGGGTGCTGTAAAAGTAAACAATGATGAAATCTGGAACGAATATGTAAAAACAGGTAAAGTAAAAGGGTTTTCAATAGAAGGTTACTTTGCAGATAAAATGGAACGACCTAAAGATCCTGTAGGTTTATCAGAAGATAAAGAAGCAGATAAATTATTAAACCAAATAAAAGACATTTTAATAAATGAGTAGACAAAACACTTTTATTCGTGGAATAGCAAGTCCTAAAAACTCGCAACGTGCTTGTCTATGTAAAGATAAAAATACTTATTCAAGAAAATGTTGTGATGGTTCTTTATGGGCTCAAGGGATAGGAGTTATATCCAGAACAGTTTGAAAATGCAAAAAAATAAATTAAACACGTTATATATATAATTATGAAATCAACTGAAATGTTAAACCAAATCAAGACGCTTTTAAACATAGAAGTAAAACTTGAAGAACAAAAATTAGAGAACGGTACTCGTGTAGAAGCAGAATCGTTTGAAAAAGGTAAAGAAATCTTTATTCTTACTGATGACGAAAAAGTTGCTATGCCTGTAGGGGAATACCTACTGGAAGATGGTAGACTTGTAGTTATTGCAGAAGAAGGAATCATAGATGACGTTAGAGAAGTATCTGACGAAGTTCCACAAAAGGAAGAAGAATCTAAAGATGAAACAGAAGATTTAGAAGAAAAAGAAGAAGAAATGGATGAAGAAGCTGATGTACAAGACTGGGAAGGTATGGAAAAAAGAATTAAAAATCTTGAAGATGCTATTTCTGATCTTAAGTCTAAAATAGGTGAAAAAGATATGAAAGAAGATGAAGTTGAAATGCAAGAAGACGAAGTTTCAAGACAGCCTAAATCAAGAACAGTTAAAGAAGAATTTAACAAAGAAGTTAACGAACAATTAAAAGAAGAATTATCTAAACCTGCTGCTGCTCCAATAAAGCACAATCCAGAAGGAGGTAATGCTAAAAAAGAAAATTTTAGAATAGCGCCAAAAAGACGCCCTTCTACAATGGATATAATCTTAAATCAATTAAATAAATAAAATAAACAATTATGCCACAACCAACTATTACTACTACTTATGCTGGAGAATTTGCAGGTAAGTACATTGCTGCTGCTTTATTAAGCGGTAACACGTTAAGTCAAGGTGCTATTGAAATTAAGCCAAACGTAAAGTTTAAAGAAGTTATTAAAAAAGTAGCTACTTCTGGTTTAATTGTAGATGAATCTTGTGATTTCACGAATGCTGGAACTGTAACTCTTACTGAAAGAATTATACAGCCAGAAAATTTCCAAGTTAACCTTGAATTATGTAAAACACCTTTCGAATCTGACTGGGGTGCTGTATCAATGGGCTATTCAGCTTTTGATAACTTACCACCTGACTTTGCTTCTTTCTTAATTGCACACGTTGCAAAAGAAGTTGCTGCTTCAACTGAAAATAATGTCTGGCAAGGAAATCTTGGTGGCGCACAAGCTGGAGAATTTAACGGATTCACAACTTTAATGGCTGCTGATGCAGATGTAATTGATGTTGCTGCTGCTGTTGTTGATTCTGCTAACGTAGTTGCTGAATTAGGTAAGATAGTAGATGCTATTCCTTCTACACTTTATGGTAAAGAAGATTTATTTATCTATGTATCACAAAACATTGCTAAAGCATACGTTAGAGCATTAGGTGGATATTCTGCTATCACAAACGCACAAGGTGGTGGTGTTGCAGGAGGTATTGACAATAGAGGTACTTTATGGTACGGAGGTCAAGAAAACCTTTCTATTGATGGAGTTAAAATCTTTGTTGCCAATGGATTACCAAGCAATTACGCTGTTGCTGCAGAAAGATCTAACTTATACTTTGGAACTGGATTAATGTCTGACTACAATCTTGTAAAATTGATTGATATGGCTGATATTGACGGAAGTAAAAACGTAAGAGTAATTATGAGATTTACTGCTGGAGTACAATACGGAATAGGATCTGATATAGTTCTTTATTCTTAATAAATTAAATTAACCAAAAATAAGGGTAGGTGGGTTATTGCCTACTTACCCTTTTTTAATAAAAAAATATAAACTATGGCTTGTACATTAAACACAGGTAGAAAATTACCTTGTAAAAGTGCCTTTGGTGGCATTAAATCTGCTTTGTTTGCTGATTTTGGAACTATTAGTGCTATTCAAGTAGACGGAACAACAAAACAGGTAACAACACTAACTAATACTGGTGATTGGTTTAAATACGATGTTAAAGGTAATTCTTCACTTGAAACAACTGTAACAAGTTCAAGAGAAAACGGAACTACTTTTTATACTCAAACTTTAAATTTAACTTTAACATACCTTGATGCTAAAACTCAAGCAGAATTGCAAGATATAGCAGTTGCAAGACCTTATGTTATAGTTGAAGATTATTACGGTAATTTCTTTTTGTGTGGTTACGAAAATGGATGTGAACTTACATCTGGAACTACAGTAACAGGAGCTGCAGCAGGAGATCTTTCAGGATTTACTATTTCTATGGAAGCAATGGAAGAAACTGCACCATACTTTTTAGATTCTACAGTTGTACCTACTGCATCTGCAGTTGTCATTGTACCGAACTAATAATATTAGTATTTAAAATTAAGCATCCTTTGGGGTGCTTTTTTTTTGCATTAACATTTCTACAAAATAACTTATTTCTTACGTTATATATAAAATGATTGTATTAACTACTTCTACATTAGCCCAAGCGTTTAAAGTAATACCAAGAACGTATGTGGATCAGTTTACTTTGTCTATTAGAGATGATAGCACAAATGTAACACAGACGTATGAGGTAACAAGTGGAGTTACATCAGGAAACTACTTAACTTTTAGTCAAGCATTTAGTCCTGTATTAGTTGAAGGTCATTTTTACGACATAAAATTATATTCAGACCCAAACTTTTGGAATACTAATTATTTTCTTTGGGAATTATATAATGAATTTTGGAATATAGATACTACAAATATAGTAGATATATTCAAAGATAGGATTTTTTGTACTGATCAAGAGATTGACCAAATGGATAATTTATATTATGAGTTAAACAAGGGTCAATACATTACAGACAATTCTTATAATAATGATTACATTGTAATATGAAAAATAGAAAAAGAAATAGTTTAGGGCAGTTTATTAAAAAAGGTTCAAAATCAGAAGTTAGTTTTGTTAATTTAAGTACATACACAAGTCCAGAAGTAATTGAAGTGCCTAACCAAGAATGGATTGCTTACGGTGAAGATAATAATTACTTTCAATTCTTAATAGACCGTTACAATGGAAGCCC